GGAATTTCCTTTAATTTATATCCTTTATATTTTCCAAATTTCCACGTCATATTACTTTCTTGTATAGGGTTATTTTTGGTATTTTTAGGCGAATGCAGCTCAGCAATAAATTTTTTTGTGTGTTGTTCGTGCTGATTCATTTTTTTGCTTTTTTTGGTATTGTAATTGTGTCGCTTTCTATGTACGGTACTTGCTGCCATAGTCCGTTATAGTTCATTATTGCAATAGGATCAAAGTCATCTGAACTTCGCAGGTATTTAGGCCTTAAAATAAACTGCTGATTTTCTTTATTGCGCTCAACTATTAAGGTACTCTGCGCCCAACGATCTGTATTAGATCCCAGGTGGCCTAGCGTTTCGCCCTGGCCTTTGCCCAGGTGCAGCACGCCAATTAGTAAAACGTTGTACTGCTTTGTGATTCTTTTAAACCAGTTAGTCAGTAGCCTGGTTTCCCTTTCATCATTGTAATTAAGACAAAGATCCAAAAGACCGTCAATGATTAAAACGCTGCAATCCGCGTTAGCTTGCAAGTAGGCTTCTATTAGTTTACGGATCTTTGCTGGCATATCCTCACGCGTAGTAAATGCGTCAAAAAAGTCAGGCAGGCTATTTTTATCTGCAAATCCCTTTATTTTATCCATTTGCCTATAAAAGTCAAAGGCGCTATGCTCCGTATCAAAATAAGCTAGGCGCTGCCTATCTGTTGGGAGCGTTAGTTTAAGGCCAAAAACAGCTTGGTAATGCGGCACTAACGCGCTAGCAGCAATAGCACCAACGTAGGTGCTTTTACTTGCTTTTGGCAGGCCGCTAACTACAATGTAATTTTGCAGCGTTCCCACAATCTTACTATTAATTGAAAAAACGACTTGCTCCTGGCTAGGTCTTTGCGCAGGATCGTAGCGCCTAGCTTTTAGTAGGTCGTTTATTTCCAGGTCGTTTGTCATTAATTTTTAGAAGTTCCAGTAGCTAGATAGCCATAGCATAAAAAGTACAGTTACAAAAAGCCAAAATAGCGGCTCATTCAAGTATTGTTGTATTTTCTTTTTCATTTTCGTTTAGTTTTTCTAGTTCATTAATTAGATCCTTTGCAGCGTCAATAGCAGCCTGTTGCGGCGTTACAGGCACTCCCTTGTTAGATAGCTTGCCTTTGTTAGCTGCTATTTGCAGCATAGCTGGGAGCAGCTGTATTGAAAAATACTCTAGCTTACTCATTCCAGGAATAGGGGCCACAATGCGGCCCAGGTTGTCTTGCGCTACTTGCGGCGGAAAGGCAGGTGCGTTAAAATGTACGTTTTGCATAGTTGGATAAATTTTATTAATGAATAAATAAAAAAAACTGTTTCTACTGCTAGCATAACTACTAGCATTAAAGGAAAACAAAAAAACCAGGTATAAGACCAGGACAGGACGCGATCAAATTTGCTCATAATCGCCACTATTAGCGTTGAGTAACTGGCGCTGGTAAGTATCTATTGAATCATCAATAAGAGTGCGGAGTTCCATTTCTAAATTGAAAGGAATAATGTTTTGCTCAATAAATACTCTGCTGCCGCAATCAAAAGTTACTTCATAGGTAATTCTTTTAGTGCGTGCAAGGTTAGATCCAATAAATTGTAAGGCTTTGATTTTTCCCTCTAGCATACGCTTATAGGCCGCTAGATCGTGGGGCGTAGTTTTCATACGGTTAGAATTTTGAGTGTATGTAAGATCGTTTGTCAATACAAATCTATAAAACAAATTTTCATATAACCAAAAAAAAATTCGCTGGGATTCAGCGAATTAAATAAAGTAACTAAAATCAATTATTTATGATAAAAATAGTTGCTGCTCCATTTTCCGCCTAGTTTGCAGGCCTTTTACTACTTTTCCCCCAGCATATACCCAGCGCATAAATTCTGCTGCTACTTCTTCTTTTGGTGCGCCTGCATTTAGCTTACGCAATAGCGTACTTTTTGCAAATCTTGTTGGGCCTATATTGTAGACAAAAGACGTCAGCGCTGTACGCTGGTTATCGCTTAACCTAACCTTTACTAGGCGATCAACGTCGCCCTGGCTTGCGCTTGTCTGTATTTTTAACCACTCTAGCGCCTTTGCCCTAGTAATTGTATCGCCTTTTTTTACAGGTAGGCCAGTAATAGGGTTGCGCGTACTACCATATCCCAGCGTCCAAATGTTCGCGCTATCTAGGTAGGCTTTGTCTTTAAAGCCTTCAAATTCTGCTATTAGTTTTGTTGCGCTCACTTTTGATCCTATTAATACCAGGGCCAGCACCGCTAGTGCTACTATGTACGTCCTGGCGCCTTTCATTAGATACCTGTTTTATCAAAGTCCTTGGCTGCTGTTAGTCCTAGTCCAGCGCCAATAGTTGTAATGCCTGTTACCAGGTCGCCTTTTAGTATAGCTGCAATACCGCCAATAACGGTAGCAAAGCCAAAAAAGGTAGTTTTCCAGTTTTTAAATAGCTTTTTCATTAATCTTTAATTAAATGTTCTAACAAAATATCAAGCTTTGTTTCTAGCCTAGTCAGCCGCTGATCGTGGTCGTCATTTTTAGACGTTTTATCCTCTAGCGCTTTTACGCGCTGATTAAGTACGGCCCAGGACGCCACAAAGCCGCAAAGGCTGCTAATTGCTATCGTTACTATTTGTAGATCCACTTTCTTGCTGTTTTTTAGTTTCCTCTGCTATTTGCAGGTTAGTTTCTCGCAGCTTCGCTTGTAGCCATTCAATGTTAGCTAGTAGGTCGTAGGCTGCTGCTTTTAGCGTTTGTAGTTTGTCCATTTTTTTAAGGTATTAGGGTTAAATTTAATTTGCTACAAATATACTGATACGCAGCTAAATTTATATCCTGACTCTCGCCCCATATAGTATAGTCAGTTCCGCTGATAGTGGTATTTCCTTGCGTTAGGATTTGCTTACTTTCAGCGCCTTCGCTATCAGTAGTAACACTACTGATCTGCCAGTAAAACTGCGCGTAATCACTTAAATTGTCGTTTACAATACTAGCGTCTATATAGTTGCCGCTACTTGCCTGTCCGTTAGTCCAAATTTGAACTGGTTGAATTGAATATCCCATTTTTATTTTAATTTTTATGCTGGTGTTGCTAATGCTAATTTGTATAAAGTTCCTCCAATATCAACTTCAATATATTGTGTACTGTCAAACGCCATTGAACTAGCTACGCGGCTTCCTAGTTTCCAGTTGCCTGCTGTTCCCCCACTTGGCGCTGCGGTTGTTATTGTATTTGAAAAAGTAGCTGCGCCACTTGAAGATATAGTTAATTGATCGGATGCGGTAGCATTAAGTGAAGTTCTAAAAATTAATTTACCATCATCAGTACCACTACCAGTACCAGTTACAGCAGCAGTAATAGAAGCTAATTCAGAAGCTACACTATTAGAAAAATTTATTTTAACTCCACCGTCACTACCATTTGATAAATTTAATAATGTAGCATTTGCAGTTGCAGCAACAGACGCACTAATGCTAACAGTATTAGAAAACGATGCAGTTCCATTTACTTGCAGCTTTTGCCCTGCGTCTGTCGTTGTGCCGATAAGAACGTTGTTACCAGTTGTAACTCTTAAAGTATTTGTGCTACTTGTATAATTATACAAATCTAATGGGCCAGTATTTACTAAACCCCATATTTGCGCAGTGGCATTAGTTTTATTTAAAATTATACCAACATTATCAGTTGCCGAACTACCTTGAATATTAAGTAAATTATTATCAGTAATTGTAGTTGTTGCGCCAATGCTTATGCGACCAGCGCTTGTAATAGTTGTACGAACTATGTTATTTGTAGCAATTTGTAAATCTGTAGCAGTATAGTTTCTTAATACAGTAGCAAAAGCAGTTGTATTAGTTGCTAAAGTTCCAGCAGTATTACCCTCAACACCTAATAAGGTACTACCACTTGTATTGTTCATAGCTATTTGTAACCAGCCAGTCGTAGCATTAGGCGCATTAAATACAGTTGTATTATTCCCAGCGCTTGCTACAAAATTTAAAGCTGTTAAAGTACTAGAAATAAAAGCTGTTCCAGTTACCTGTAATTTTTCACCGCTATTAGTCGTAGATCCCAGCAGCAAGTTTGCTGCCATATAGTTTAAATCGCTTGCACCTTCCTGGTACACTCCCCAGCGATTTGTATAAGTAACTGTACCTGTATTTGCTGTTTGATCGTTTAGTAGTAGCGCGTAGTTATTAGTTACGGTTACTGCGCTACCTGTATTATCAGGAAAAAGTGCGCGAAGGCCTGCTAGGTGCGTTATTGTGCCTGTTGCCGATCCGTTAAACGCCCAGCCAGCTGTTATATTAGAATAAGCGCGGATCTGGGTGCCTTGTGTATGCGTTAGCGTACCAGTATTAGTAAAACCAATACTATTGTATGCGTCTAGTCCACTTCTTGCGCCGCTGGGTATTGTTGCGCTACCAGCTAGAGTTAAATCTAAACTAGCACCTAGCGCTGTAATTGCGTTAGGACTAGAAAAGCTGCCGCCAGCGGATACACTTAAATTGTAGTCAAAGTAGTTGCCCCTAGCTAGTCCAGTAGTATAGGTCTGCTGCGCTTGAAAGCTAGTTTTACCAGTAGCACGCGTTACAGACATTGGCGCAAATGTAAAAGCGCCTGTATCATCATAAGCGCGAAGTGCAAAATCAGCGCCAGCATTAGATCCTGTTTCAGTTCCGTCTACGCGTAGCGCCCAGCGCGGTAAATTATCTGTTCTAAAAGAAAAGATCCTTGCTACCCCAGTATCAGCGTCAAGTATTATCCTAGCTGCACTAGCGCCGCCGTCTGCGTGAATTAGTCCGCTAGGCGTTGCAATCCCTACTCCAATAGATCCGTTAAAAAGCGCTGCATAACTTGTACTACCTGTAAATCCGTTTGTACCTATTCCGCTAGTAAAAGTTGCTGTATAGTTTGCGCCAAAAGTAGCAGCTGCTGCTCCGCCATTAGTTTCAATGAGTACTATTCCACCAGCGTTATAGTTAGCTACTGTTACACGATCACTTGTCCAATATAAAGCACCATTTCCAGCTGTTGCACCGTCTAAATATATTGCTTCTGCAAGTATATCGCCATTGGCTTCTATTGTATAGCCTGGTGTAGCTGTGCCTACTCCTAGCCTAGTGTTTGTATTATCCCAAAAAAGATTCGCACTAGATCCTATTGCCTGGCTACTGGTAAAATACGCAACCTGCGTAGCTGTACCAGTTCCAGTAATTGTGCTAGTTCCTGGGCCGCCAATTAGATCCCAAGTAGTTCCGTTATCTCTGTATATTTCAAAAGTATCAGTAGAAACGAAAAGCCTACCTGTTTGCCCAGCAGCAGGCCTATTAGCAAAAGTATTGCTGTTAATAGCTGGACTGCCTAACTGGTTTAATATATTAAAATTAACGAACATTAAACGTATCGTTTGAGTATTACAGTTAATTGATTGACGCCTGCACCAGTAAAATTGAACGAATAAACTTTTACGTTTATCTCGTCCACGTTTCCTGTTATATTCCAGGACTGGTTAGGCGTTAGCAGGAATCCGTCTACTGTTACGTTGGACGTTCCCTGGTTTACAAAAATTACGCTATTGGCGTTAGTATCAGTTTGGCTGCTACTAGAAAAAATTTTTGTTTCAGTTATGTATTTTCTGCAAATCATCTGCACTCTTTTTTGTCTTTTGCGTACATATCTGCAAAAGTAGTTTCGTCAGGTAAAAAGGTCGTTTGATCAACTGCGTCAGCAACTATCTGCCTAGCCATACCAGCTGCCGCCTGCGCGCTAGGCGCATTTGTTCCGCCAACTTTCTTTTTAGAAAAAAGCCAAATAAAATATATTCCAGCTGCTATGTATAGTAAATTCTTATTCATTGTAAATTATTTTAACAAAGTACGTCCTGATCTCTAAAACCACTAAAACGGATCTGTCCGCTAGCTAGTTTTTTTGTTACAGCTTTTACAGCCTTTACGTCTTGCTTTTTCTTTTTAGCTACGCGAACAGCCTGGCGCTGCGCCTGGGCCGCTGCTTTACGCTGTGGCGCCTTTGTAAATACGTTTTTAATTACGTTAGCCGCCTTATCTAAAAGGCTAGGCGCTGCCGCTGTATCTGCTGCAAATTCTTCTGCTGTTTGCCGAATAGGCATATCAGCTGTGACCGTTACTCCTGGACGTCTGCGAAAAGCCATAAAGGCTACTGCTGCGCCAGCAATTAGTAAAATCGGTAATAGGTTTCCTTTTTTCACTTGTTAGGTAGTTTATTTGTAAAAGCTAGCAACTGTTTTAACTGGTTATCAGAAAGTCCGTCCCAGGGTAATAAGCCGCCGCCATTAGTTAAAAAAGTCAGTAGATCCTCTTTGTAGATCTGCTGAAATACATCTGCTAAAAATGATACAGCCGCTTTGCTAGGCATACGGTTAAAAGTAGCCATAATAGCGTTAAAGTCATCTTGGAATATTCCAAACGCGTTATGAATAAGCCTAGCGTATTTTTCCGCGTCTGCGCGTCTTACCAGCAGGCCGCCTGTACGTTTGTAATAACTAGGCTTCCAGTAGCTACGCGGATCAACAATCTCATCACTAGCGGCCTTTGTGCCTTGCCCTGCTGCAATACCAGCCGCAATAAGCAGCCTTCTTACAGCTGTAAAAGCTAGCAAGCCGCCGCCAATTAGCAGCACGTCTGTTGTTGATATTTTTATTCTGTTTGCCATTATTTGCGCAGCATTGATAGCAGCATTGTTATTTGACTTTGCGGCATTGACGCTAGCTTCATTAGATCATCAGGCGTTACCCCTTTACTAAATAAAGTTTGTAGTATTTGCTGCAAATCTGTTTCTGTGTGTGTGCCGCTTACAGCTTGCACGCGTGGCCTTGCCATTCCCCCAGCAAAATTTGATAATGCGTTGATTAGCATTTCTTGTACGCGTGGCTGCTGCAGCATACCTGCTAAAATTGATCCTGGCGTTACTTCTGCTTCTTCTTCTTCAGATTCTTCGTTAGCTTCTGCTTCAATATCTGCCAGCCTCTCTGCACGTAGTGCGCGAATCTCGTTTAGAATCTCGTTATTTATTTGCGCCTGTTGGTTGCTTACGCCATAACCTGCCACCATTCCTAGTGGCGCATCATTAACAGTAAACACTTTATTTATTGCAGGAATTGCCTTTTCTTTATCTTTTTCGCTAAATAAGCCTAGCACAAAATTGTTGTAATCATCATTAGCAATCAACGACAGTTCACTTTGTAGCTTTTCATAGCCTTCATCTTTACTTTTACCGTCATAGGCGCCAGTAATGTTTTTAGGCATAACAGAAAAACGATACAACTTGAAAGCCGATTGCGGCTGATCATTATACCAATTTAGCACAGCGCTTGCGCTGCGAAGTTGTGCAGTTGCTGCCATAGCTTAAATGTAATAAACTCCGAAAATAAATGAAAAGTTAACGGTATTTGCAGGAGCGCTAGCAATTTGAATAAAGGACTTATCCCAGGTAACCTTTTGGCCTTGAAATTCAAATAATGCACGAACAAAAGGCGTACTAGCCCCTGTTGTTGCTTGCGTTCTAACTAAACTAATTAATGGTATTCTGTAAAGATCTTGGCGCTCATTTGCATATAGTACCAGGTAGCTTTTTTGCAAAATTGCGGCTGTTGGTGCAGCTACGTTGTTAGGACTTACAGTCATAAGATCAACGCCAAAGGTTTCCATTGCTAGCAAGCTAGTGTAGCGTAGTTTAGGTAGATCAGGGAAAGACCATTGCGTCTGGGTTTGTCCACCACCAACGCCAGGAACTAACAATTCTACCAGTTCGTACTTTGCGGCTTTAAATGCCATTTTGATAAAATTTACTTTTTTTAAAAATAGGGCCAGCCATTTGACTGGCCCCTTTATTATTTTCCCAATTAACGTACTGGGGTAACGTTCTGCGCCAAATGTCCACGAAGCACAAGCACTGCGCGGCTGTTAGTTTCTACAGCTGCCATAGCTTGTGGTAATTGTACTTGTAAGCTATTTTGCTTTGATCCTACTAATACCCAAGCTGGCTCAACTGGGTAAAATGCAGAATCCGCACCGCTTTGCTGATCCTTGAAATTCGCTGTATTAGCAGAATAATAAGGTGCAGCAACTTCTTGCTGTTGTGGTACAGAGTAGTGACGGTATAAGTCGTAAGCAGGAACAATTTGACGGTTATTAACTGTCAAAGTAAGGCTGCTGTTGTACCAGTTATACAAGCTAGTAGCTGTGTTAGCAGTAGAAAAAATCTGCGTGTTAGGATAAGTTACCAACTGAAAGTTAGTAGCTGTGCTGCTAGAAGGCTTGCAGAAAAATAACCCAATGCTAGAACAAACGAAGGCGTCTTGCAAATTCAAGCGCTGTTCTGTGTTAAAGCTAGTAGTATTGCTGCTGCTTACATCATTAGTAAGTACAGGAAACTGATAGCTAGTAATTGTAGTACTCAAAGATACTTCAAGGCGCAAGTAGGACTGTGATAGTACTGCTTGACCTAGCGAAAAACCTGCTGTGTTAATCGCTTGTTTTGCCTTTTCAAAGGCTAGGCGTGTGCCAACTGTTGATGCCATTTTTTTTGTTGCCCTGTTCGTTCGCCCAGGGCTGGGCTTTTTGTTTTAAAATAAAGGTGAATACAGGTAATTCAATTAATTATCGTCCTCGTCATATCCTGCCAGTACAGATAGGTCGTCGCCAGCCATTACCGAATCATCACCAGCAATTACGCTAATGTTGTCTGGTACTTCGCCTACTGTTACTGGGAAAGTCATAGTATCGTCCATTTGCCCCAGTCCTGGAACTAATTGACCTACTAAACCTGCGCCGCCTGCTGCAATCATACCGTTACCAATCGCCTTACCCATATCACTTTTTAAGATCATTGGGAAAGCTAAACCGATACCAAGTACAGCTGCATTTTTGATACGCTCATCCCCTACTGGGATAAACCCTGCAACTTTTCTACCAATAACTGCGCCAGCGATTATCCCTAGTGCAGCTGTAATGTTAGCCTTGCGGCCAATCGCGCCCATACGACGTCTGCTGCGTCTTTTGGTGCTTTTTCTACGTCTTGCCATTTTGTTTTTTTATGTTTGTTTGTTACGTCCTAATTACCATAGCAGCTGATCTGCAAAATAGCCTGGCGATCCTTTTACTTTTCTGTCCGCCTGGTGTCTTTGCTTGTATAGGCGCCGCCGCTTGTTAGCTACTGCACTTCCGAATAACTTTTTGTAAGTCGGATAGTCCAGGTAGCCTTTCGCGCCTACACTTGTTACAAAATTTCCTTTTCTGTCATAAACGTCAATTTTTTTACCCTGTCGCTTGCTCGGCTTTACTTTTACATTTAAGCGCCTAGCCTGGGCCTGCGTGTACGGTAAGATCTTATACATTATTTCAATTTCAATTCGTCAAAAATGTTTTTTAATTGCACGCTTTTTAATTTTACGAATTTTGGCTTTCCAAATGCGTCAATTCTATAAATTACAGGTTTGTAAGGCCATTTATTATGTCTTAAACCGTCTTTTAATGCTTGAAAGCTAGTAGCTACAAAGTCAAGGTGTCCACCATTAGGATAACTAACAAAATATCCATTAAAACTTCTAGCTGTTATTACAATGTTATCCATTAAATATAAAATTTAGTTTTTCCAATTCCACTAATTACGCGGATATTAACGTTATGGCTTTTCGTGTCGGTGTGCATTTCGGTAGATCTGCGCTTTTTTGCTTTTACTTTTGTCGCTGCTTTCTTTTTTGGTGCTGCCTTTTTCTTTACTGCACCTACTCCAGCACGTTTTTTAGAATAGCTTATGGCAAACGCTTGCTTTACTGCCTGCGCCTGGGTTAGTTTAGGATTCTTTTTGCGCAGCTTTTTTGCTTCCGCTACTACTGCTTTAAATTTTGCGCGTGCTGCGCGTTGCTTTGCTGTCATTATTTTCTAGTTACAAAATACAGAACAGCTGCGCCGCCCAGTATCAAGGGTAAAAAATTAGGTTTGCCTGTTGCCGCTGCTTTTGTAAAAGCTGGCGTACTGGTAACGTCCATAGTTGGGGATTCATCAAATACCTGATCCGCTGTATCAATATACTCCGCTTGCGTTGCTGCTTTTGGCTCCAGGACTTTTTTAGCTAATTCCTGCGCTTTTACATTCAACGCATCTTTTCCAATTTGTACCAGTTCCGCTGGATCAATACCTATCTGCTTTAATACGTCTGCAACTTTTACAAGTAGTGGCGCTGCTGTTGCCGCTGCCGCTGCTGGTGCTGCGCCTATTGTATCATCCCCAAAAATTCTTTTTTTTGTAGATCCTTTTTCCCAGGCTTTTTTTAGGGCCTCAATTTTTCCGCCTGCACCTTCCCAAAAATTAGTAACGCGGCTAGGTGCTTTTTGCCAGGCGGCTGTTAGCTTTGTTCCCAGGCCGCCAAAGTTTAATGCTACTAGCGCTAAAAATGCGTTGCGTACTGGTGATGCTGCCACTTTTAAAATTGCTTTAGTTCCTTTTTTTAGTACTTGTCCTGCTGTACGTCCTGCAGCCTGGCGTGCAGCCTTAACCTCGGTTTTAGCTGCTTTTTTCGCCGCTTTTGTCGGCGCCGCTTTTTTGGCTGCTTTAGCAGCTTTTAACGCTGCCTTTTGTTGCGCTGTTGCGCCTAGTCCACTAATTGAATATAATGCCATTTTTCTGTCTGTTGCGTATTTATACGGTTTTTTATAGTCGTACTGGCCCACTACTGGATCCAGCCAAATTTCCTTGCCACCTGGATTGATAACTACAAAAACGTGCTGGGGTTGCTTATCATAGTTTTTATAGCTACTAAAACGGTAGGCAAATGGTATGCCTAAACTTTGTAACACTCCCCCAGCAAATAAACTGTAATGTTTGCAATCGCCATAACCAGTTGCAAGTATTGCAGCTGGACTTTTTACAGTTTGCTTACTGCCAGGCTCAATTACATAGCGAACGTTATTTTTTAAAAATCCAAAAATTTTACGTCCTACTTCTCTAGGTGTGCCAGCATTAAAAAAAGAACTGATCCTGCTATATTCCTGCGCGTGTCTATTATGCGCTGTGCATATAGCGTCTATAATATCACCTGTACTTTGATCCTGCACTAGCATTTCGTTTTTATTTTGAAACGGTGCTAGCCTTCCCATTAGTACACTTGCGTTCACAGGCGTCGTGTTTCGGTTATTGGTACTACAATACCGTCCACGTTTGCTGATCCCTGGAACGAAGCGCTAACTGCACCGGCTGGCGCTGTTAGTAATTCACGTACACTTTCAAAAACTCCTAACGCGCTAGGACGTGCAATAAGGCGCAGCGTACTTTCGCTGTTAGGTGCGACTGTCTGATCGCCAAATGCCGAAACATTAGCCAGGTACTTGTCATTCACGCTAATTGATCCAGTAATACTTTTTATTTTAATTGTGCTATTAGTAGGATTCTGTACAGCCAATTCAACATTGATAGTAGGTTGTAACAGCGTGCCGCCTGGGCGCAGAGTGCGCAGCTGGAAGATAGCTTTTTGACCAAATCTAAACCTAGAAAGTAAAAAGAGAGCAGCAGCGCCGCCAACCCAATATATTAAGTTTTTCATTCGCCTTTCGGCGCGGCTTTTTTTAGTTCGTGTGTGTTTGTCTTAATGAAAGTAAAACAACTTTTTGGACCTGCAAAACTTTTTTGTAACTAATTTTTTGCCTTGTGTAAAATATCTACTTTTTGACCTGTCTGTGCAGGCCTTTGTGGGGCCTTGCGCAGAGCAGGTCAAAGATAGTGAAAATAAATGATATTTTAGTGCATTTTACGATATTTTTTTATCCACATATTACCTGTATTGACCTTTATTTAAATAAAGTAAAGCCTGCAAATATCAGCGCAAAAAAAGGCCCCTAGTAAAAACCAGGGGCCGCATTGTTTAAACCAACTCTGCCTATGAAAAGCTAATTTACTGCTTTTTCTCAAATTCGTTTATGAGCCACGTTCTGCGCTCAAATTCGGCGCTTTGCTTATCGTACCAGTTAATATACCAGGCGCCTATATCTTGGCAAAATTTGCCAAATTTTACAACATTAGAGATATTACGGTACTTCCTGGGCCGCTTTGTTCCAGGCTTAAAAAAAACTATTGCTGTTTTTAGATCCTTTGCCATTTTTTGCTACTTTCGTGTTGAATACAGGTGATCGCGGTTAGTCCGTTGGTCGTTTGTCCGCGCCAGTTGAGCCACGCTCCTGGCGCTTTTTTTTTAAAATGGTAGATCATCTAACATAATACTATCTACATTGCCCCTGCCCATTTCTAGCCTGCTTTGTTCTGCTGGTACTTCAGCTTGCGGCTTTTCAATTACTTCAGTAAATAGCACGCGTAAATAATTAGCGCCAGTTTTACTTTTGTTGATCCAGCCAGCAATACGGTATTTTTTTTCCGCAATCGTTGCTGTACCTGAATAATCAGGCGCCTGGGCTGTTTCCTTTTTTGCATTGCGGAAAATTGTTCCGCTGTTGTTTTTCTGTTCCATATTATTTTGTTCAGTTTCCTCTGTCCCCAGGTTAATTTTTATTAAGCATCTAGCTGTATCGCTTAAATTCATTTTATTTAAGGCCCATTTTAAATATCTAGCAGGAATTTCCTTTAATTTATATCCTTTATATTTTCCAAATTTCCACGTCATATTACTTTCTTGTATAGGGTTATTTTTGGTATTTTTAGGCGAATGCAGCTCAGCAATAAATTTTTTTGTGTGTTGTT